GCACTATCAGTAGTAGTATCTGTGAGTGTTACATCACCACTAAATGCTCCAGTTGTAGCAGTTACTGACCCTACTGTAATATTTGGTGTTCCAGTTAATCCAGCAGCATCACCTGTACAAGAACCAGATGAACCTGATGTATTACCAGTAACATTACCAGTTAAAGCTCCAGTAAATGTGGTTGATGTAAGATTTCCATCTGATGGATTATATGTCAAACCAGTATCAGTTTCAGCACCTTGACCACCTGTAGCACCATCTACAAATACTGGATATACAGTTTCGTCGGTAGAATTATTTGCAGAAACCGTAATATTAGTTGCAGTTGTTGCTGTAGTAGCAGTAGTAGCATTACCACTTGTATCTTGATCACCAGCAGTATTAACACCTGGAAGATTAATTGAAGCACTACCATCAAAGGATACTCCACCAATATTTCTAGCAGTTTCTAGTGCAGTAGCCGTAGCAGCATTACCTGTTGTATCTTGGTTTAATGTTCCTACAGTAAAATCTAACGTATTATCAGCATCTTGATATGCAACGGTAATACCAGATTCAGTATTACTGCTGACCATACCACCAACAGTATCTGCAATAGTTTCAGCAAGAGATGTTCCAGCAACTGTGAAACTTGTTGCTGTTATAATACCAGCAGTAATATTACCATTAGCGAATATACTTGCAGCAGTTCCAACATGAACACCACCTGTTGCAGTTGTGACTCCAGTTATATTGACATTACTTAAGAATGTTGCAGGAGTTCCTGTTTGAATATTATCTGTAGATGCAACACCAGTTAATCCAGTTCCATCTCCAACAAAACTTGATGCAGTTACGATACCAGAGAAAGTTGCATTACCATTTGATTTAATGGTTGCAGCAGAACCAACTCTAATACCATCAGTAAGTGTAGATATACCAGATGCTACATTTAAACCAAGAGTTGTAACTTGTATTCCCTTAGTTGCAGTAACAATACCAGTAGAATAGATATCAGTTACAACATCATAATTAAGTTGAGCAGCAGTTACTATACCACTGAAGTATCCATTAGTTGCAGTAACTACTCCAACACTAATTCCAATTCCAGATACATTACCATTACCTAATGCATCATGTAGAGTTATTATCGGTGATAATGCAGTGCTTGCAATACCAACCCACCCATCACCATCATAAATTAATAACTTATTTGTTCCTGTTGATTCAGTAAAACTAACATCAGCAAGGTCTTTTATAAACCCTGCACCACCGCCACCAATAGTAGCAATCTGCTGTTGGGTTCTACTTATGAATAACCTATAATGATCTGCTAATGATTTAAGATTGGGGAATTGTTTATCTAATGGAGTTAAAGGATCATTAGTGCCATCAACAGATTGTGATTCATCATTTGGTTCATTTAATAAACCTTCCTGTAGATCCTTTACTTCATTAAATTCTTTTTTAAATGCTTTTTGCTTCTCTTTTAATTCTTCAACTATAAGATAAAGAGATTTTAGATTTTTAACATCACCACTCAATCTTTCTATATCTTCATCATAATATTTTACTGTAGGGAGATTTGCTATCTCCTGAGTAAGGCCTTCAAAATAACCACCATATAGATCTTTGGTGGCCTCATTCTTTCTATTAAATTCTTTTACTTCTTCTTCAACCCTTTGCTTTAAAACATTATACTTACTAAGTATCTGTTTTTTCAATAATCTATCATCATTCTTAAAAGAATGTTTAGTTTCATGGATCTTAAGAGCAGCTTCTCTTAATTCTTTGTATATATTTGCCTTAGTTTCTTTTAAATTTTTAGTTACTTTTTCAAATTCAACCTTATTCTCAAAATCTTTAAGATCAAAATTTTCTGAAATCTCCTGTATCTCTTGATCTATTCTACCTCTAATAGAATCAAGACCATCATTTACTTTTACAAAGTCAGAATCAATAACACCAAAAGTTTTTCCTATCCATGAAAAATCAGGAACCTCATTAACTTCATTAACCCATTTTGGAAATGCAGGTACTGATTCTTTTACTGCAAGAATGTCTTCTTTAAGAGATTTTAAATCTGCCTCATAATACTTTGGCTCAGGAAGATTTACAATATCTTCCTTAATGACCTTAATCTTTTCCTCAAGGCCATTTACCTGTTCATCATAATATTTAATTTCTGGAATATCAGCAGCATTACGATCAATCTCTTCTCTTAAGGAAGCAATCTCTTCATCATAATATTTTATCTCAGGTATTTCAGGAATACTATCCCTAACCAATTCTACCTGTTCAGATAGTTTTTCTAATTCTTCATCATAATATTTTATTTCTGGTATATTGGGAATATCTTTTCTTACGTCATTTATCAGACGTACTATCTCCGTTAAATCTTGTGCCTCTTCTTCTAAAGAGCACGGTGTAGCATCTTCTATTTCTTCTTCCTCTTTCTCAACGAACTCGTCAACCGAAGGTAATTCCTTTTCTTCTTTTATGATCTCATCAATTGATGGTAACTCCTCGTAGAAGTCATCAATTGACGGCAACTTGTCCGACATGGTATTAGTAAATTAGATACTTTGGGATTCTTCTCCCTGATTTATTTAGAGTCTTTAGGTAGTTGAGATTTAAGCATCTTTTGAAGTTCTGCAGTAGAACCAACAAACAATGCGTTATTAACAGTAGACGGGCCTTTTTGCTGAGTCTCTTCTTCTACATCTTTAAGTTTTTTCTGAAGATCCATCAACTTATCAGTCGCATCAGAAACACTCTTAATTAACTGACCAGCAACTTCATATGCTCTAGGCATCTCACTGTCTTGTGCAAGTTCAAGAATACCATTAATTGCTTCCTGACCCTTCTCTATAATACTGTAGAGATTGCCACGAGTATATTCATAATCTTTAGTTATATCATCCTTAGTTAATCTATCTGGTTTAGTTAGACCAGTATTTGTAACATTGGTAAGTTGATCCTTTCTGGTAGCACAACCACCTTCAGGATTTTCGGAAACTTCTACATTAAATGCATCATCTAAATTGGTTTTCTTCATGAGTATGAACCATCAAATCCAAAGTCATCACCTAGTTCTATTAATGCAGTATCTACACCAACACCCTCGGCATTATCACTATAATCAATACCCTTAATATCAGTTCCTCTTACATGAGCAACTGCAACGGTCTTATCTTGACCCCTCTTAACAGTAAGTTTATTACCAGTAATCTTAGAAACATACAATTCTTCACCCTCAAGTTCAATATACTTCTTGACAGTAATTGCAGTTCCATCATTGACATTAATTTCAGTCGCAATTGCAGTAATATCTTCTGCAAGATTTGTAACAACATCTCCTGTATAATCCTTGATTGCTCTAGGTTTAACAGCATAAGTAACATCTCTTTGTGTGCTCTGAGAACCACCAGCAAGATAACGAACAGAAACAGACTTGACGATATCTTTGGATGCAGAAGAAACAGGGCCAAATAAGTATGTCTTAGCAGTAAATCTTAAAGTATATGTAAGAACTCTTCTGGAAGTATAATCACCTTCATAATCATCTTGCATTGTAATATTTTCTAAAATAACAGGCACATCCTTTTTCTCATTTATATCAGAAAGAAGATTGATTGTTAAATTATATTGTGGTTGGAAATATGGTAAAATCTGTTCTACAATTTGCAATGCATCATCATTTAACTTACACATAATAGCAAGTTCAAATTGCATATTATAAGGAACTGGAACATATGTTTTCTTAATATCTGTGCCATCATCTGGATTTTTAACAGTAATCTGCTGAGTTGTTGTTACCTTTCTAGATGGATCATACGTCAAACCATTAAACTCAAAAGACATTCTTGGTAATGACATTTGAGTTGCTTGACTCAACTCAGGTGCTTGTTCTAATCTTGCTAAAAACTTCTGTATAGGCCCATATGCCAAAGGAACTTTCACAGTTGAATCTTCCTGTTTAATAGTTATGCCATTAAACAGTGTTCCAAAACCAATAATTGTTTTTCGTAGGATTTCGTTATAAAAATATTCAAACATAGTTATAGACCTATTGTATTATATTTAGGGTGTACCAAATGGATTACCTTCAGAGAAGTCTAAAATAGCATCTGCTTGAATTTCAAACTCATCATTTTCACCAAAACCATCATCAAAATTAGTTAGGTCAATTAACCTAATCAAATGAGATGCTCCAGAAGATGATCCAGTAAGTGTCTCACTTGTTTTAAATGCACCACTGATATTATATATTTCCATTTCACTAGTTGTAGAATCCCAAGTTCTTACTCTTGCTGTAGCTCCACTTACACTACCAGTAACTGTCTCATTAAATGAGTAGTTTCCAGTTCCACTACTTCCAGGTGAAGCAATAGTAATTGTTGGTGCAACTGTATATCCAGCACCAGCATTGGTTAGATGAATAGCAGTTATTGCTCCTGCACTACTTATAATTGCTGTTCCTGCAGCACCTGTTGTAGAAATTCCATTCTGTGCTGTGAATGTTATAGTTGGTGAAGTAGTATATCCAGAACCACCAGAACTAATAGTTACAATACCAACAGTTCCATTTTCCATTTTAGAAGTTGCTGCAACTCCCGTTCCATCACCAAATACTTCTATTTGAGGATTACTTGTATATCCATAACCTGGATTTATAAGATTAATACTTTGAACTACTTTCTTAGCAGTGTCATCAATTGCACCTGAACATACAGTGATTCCACCAAGTAAATTTGCAGTTGCTATACCACTTAATCCACCACCTGGAGAAGAAGATATTGCAACTCTAGGAGCATATGTATAACTATTACCCCTATTAGATAGACTTATATATTGAATACCACCATTCACAATACCTGTAATAGCAGTTGCTTGAACAGCAGTTCCAACTAAAGTCAACTTCTGTGTTCCACTAGCACCAATGAGAACTTCTTCACCATCAGCACCTTCAATTGCCTCTAAAGTATCATCAATTTCATCAACACCAGTATCAATAACTTCATCTTCGTAACGGAAGAGCTCACAACGTAATTCATAAACATATGTATTCTTAAGTTGATAGAATGGTTTCTCATGCTCTACATACTTAATTTCAAATAGACGATCTCCTAATGGGAAGTAAATTAAATCCCCCTCTTT